ATGGTATCAAACCCATTCAAAACTCTGCCAGGGTTGTACAACGACCTGACGATTGGTAGGGCGTCCAAACAGACCGCGCACGGGTTCATTTCCGTACGTCGGTATGTCTACGCCCCATCGTGTTAAAGCCTCAAGGAGCCTCCCGAACGTCGCCTTCCGGCGGCGCTTCGGTGGGAACCTTACGACTTTTACCTTAAGACCCTCGACCCCATATTTTGGGCGTTGGGTATTTGCTTCTTGCATCGACGTTACGAGTCCTAAATCCCCTAATGATGGGGGAACTCGGCAACGTCGGAAATCGCGCGGGATCTGCGTAAGCAGACTTATCCATAGATTTTTAAAACGGGAATCACAGTACTCGCCATCGAATTCGATTGACGAATACTCCCGTAGTCTATTCGCGATTTGCAAAGCATATGGTTGGTTTCCATTCTTCCCTTTTAGAAAGAATGGTCGGACCGGTTCTTTATCAAACCAGTCAGAACCACACGATTCGAAGAAACTTCCTGCCAGGAAGCTCTTCTCTCTGTTCACGCTCATACCAAAATATGTGAGCATGTCGATCACTTCTGTAGCGTACCTACGTGGGATTATAATATCGTCCCCGTAAACATTTACTTGGTACCAGAAGTCAACAGGAACAATGGATCGACAGATCGCTAGAAAGAGTAAACTCTCCAGTTCAAATGTAAACCCGTTCCCCATCGATGAAAACTTTGCAATTTTCACGATGCTACCATCAGGCATTGTAGTAGTTTCACTACGCATAAGTTCCAATAAATGGAACCACCTTGGTGGCAGGAGGCGAGAGACCGTTTGGAAAGATATCAAGTCAGAGGCGCGTGACAGGTCAATAGTGCATAGATCATGCTCTATCGCGTCACGGGCCCCCATCCTGTTCTGACTTTGGTCACTTAGATCGCACCCAGTTACTTTTAGACGGTTGCGGATAAGTGCACCGGCGCCCAGCTGACAATAAACATTCAGCGTAGGTTCGATACATATACCGCGATCCGTTTTGGAGTTCTTGGGAACAGTTGTAAACCTATTACCATCCACGATTCGGGCAGTGGCGCTCTCGCGCCATCTTTCGCCCACAACCGTTTTATAAAATGGTATAAGTTGGTGAGTAAGATGAATTTCTTCATCGTATTTATCTGACAACACCATGCCAGTACCACTCACGCCAGTTGTAGCGCCAGATCCGTGCTTGAAATTGTCAGCGACGAAGGATAAATCCTTCTCCGTCAACTTTCCAAGTATAGATTCTACCTGATCAGCAACGGCCCGCTCCTTCGAAAGAAGGGGTGCGTTCCAAAGCCGGTCGTTAGTAGAGGCACACTCGCGTTCTGACTCATAGAATGAGTCTAATGCAACTTTCGCCCTGTCCACCCCTAGGGGTAGGTTTGGCGACTTCGACATAACTTTTGAGACCAAGTAGTCACCGCGAAAGGATTTCGCAGATAAGTACCGATCTGGGTCTATATCTAAGTCGACGTATTGCTGATACTCGCCCGCAGCTAGCATTATATGAACTGCTAAGCTACGGGGTGTATCAACGAGAACGCAAAGTTGCATGGTGGTATTTAGCTCGAGATCTAGATCCGGGCTTGATGAAACTGCTTCACAGCTAGGTTTCATGGCTAATCCTCTGTAAGATTGTTAAAAGAAGAATCCCTAAGTCAGGGTCTTTCCGTCTGATATGTAGCCTTGAGTGATCGAATTGATCACCATTTGGCCAGCCAGAAACGCAAAAGTAATGCGCTCTGCGGCAGTCATACTATCAGGAACAATTGAATTACAGAAGAATCGTGCGGTGTCTTCCACTGTTGTACGACCCGTGTCGGTAGAAGTTACCTCTACGGGTTGGTGTAACTGTGCATTACACTTAAGGACTGCAGATTTTGCAGAAGAAGGAGTATTAGAATACAAAATAGTACTCTCTCCCGCGGCCGTAATAGCCGCCTTATTCTTAAGTATTTGTTGATTTGGTCCGATACGAACCGGCTCAAAAGTATGCACAACAGCTTGGTCATCAGTGAGTGTTATATTACTTGCCTGAGGCATAGCAACTTTCCTTTTAAAGGTTAATCGTGATAAAGTAAGACGTCACGTGCGTCGTGCCCTCATGATTGAGGGGCTAACGGTCCGACCCGGACCAAGGCTTATTCACTCGCGGAGGTCGATGATAATGGATACGTGGCGGTCGTGTTGCATGACCACACTTATCACTCAAACCCACCAATAAAGCGAGCCCATTTACCACACTATGAAAACTAGTGCTGGGCTTCCACTCTACTATGCTGGCTAGTTTAGCCTGAGGGACGGTATTATATACTTGCCTTTGGCTTGACTGGTAAGTCAAACTAGGAGCAATTACAAGATCCCATCCCGCACCAAGCGGACTCCAATGAGTAGCGTTGTTATACGCTAGATCTGCGGAGTAACGAGTCGCAACGGTGCCAATCACATGATTGACACCATTTAAAGCATCCAAGGACGCTAAGTAGTCACCTATCGGAAACATCCAATCAAGGACGAAACTGTAAGGCGTCAACTCGTACATAAGCTCTGCTGGATTCCCAGTAGAGAAATCACCCTTAGATACATCAAAGGTGACGTAAAACACAGCCCTATCGGACCGGTTAACTTTACCGGACCACCCCGGAGCATCTTCCTTACCCGTCTTCGTAACCGTGAACCGCCTCGTATGAGGTTGCTCAAGTTTACTTTGAAGGGTTTCGAAAGCACTGCCGAGGGAGGAGACCGTCGGACGGATCCCAAAATTAGTCGCTAAGACTTTTCCTGAGAGATCACACGCGAAATTCTTACGCGTGACTTTTTTCCGTTTACTAGGTTTTCCCCTGATAGTTCTGTGAAAGTCCCTGATACCAACCGCTACGTCTCGAAACAGTGAACAAGTTTGGCGATACTCTGCTAAATCTTGCGCAAGGTTTTGAGAACGCTCTTTGATCTTACCACGCATTGGGACTTCCCAATGAGTGTCGATCTGAGGTAGCGCAAAGCTCTGGGGCGAAGGTGGCGTATGGCTCTGAAACACTGCTCCTGACGAGTAAGTAAAACTCGCCAGTCGTCCTGTCTCAGTGACCGTCTCTTGTCGTGGCATGTTCGTGGGTGAGAGTATAAAGTCCTCGGGTTTAACCCGGCGATCCTTTTCTCTCCACCGTTTGAACGAAGCCGCATGGAGCCCCATAGATTCCTGCGTATACGACCCAGTTGAGTCGCGATACCGCGTGAAATGTAGGTGCTTCCAAAAGATGTCCTCCTTAGCAATGCCTGTCATAATACTATCCTATAAGTAGTTTTTAATTATAGGAAGCACACAACGTGCACCCACGAAACCGTAATTGGTCCGTGTGAGGTCCCCCC